TTGACATTAGGGATCTCCTGTGGTATAATATACCTGTTGAGTTAAGAGATAACCTATAGAAAGGAGTTCGTTATGAGTGTGATTGAAGAACGGGTCGATAGCCTACTGACTAGTTGGTGGGATATGGATGATAGAAGTGAAGAAAGTTGGGAATCGTTTCGTGAAGAATTGATCCGAATGAATAATGAAATATATGAGAGAGGATATACTGAAGGGTATTCCTTTTGTAAGAATGAAGAACGATTAGTTGAAACCGCCGCTTCAACATTAAGTGAATAATATGAGTAAAAAGAAAATTTCGTATAAAACTTACGCCGCAATTTTCATGTTAGATCAAATCATCCGCAAGGATGGTTACAAATCCAAATCCCAATATGGAGGGGAGTGTACATCATTTGCCTGTGAACAGGCGATGATTAATTTAGATGAATCCCCTACAGTTGGGCCTCAAATTGCCTTGATGCAAACCAGCATCGAAAATATCCTCAATACTGTATCCTGTAATGACTTTCTTACATCATGTCGATCTGCAATAGCAACTTACATTGGTAGTCAAGACAAATGGAGATTAAACGAAACTATTATGAATTACCAAATTGGGTTTCTTGCTCCATTGGTAAATAATGTTATTAAGGATGAAGACAAGCCACCAAAGCCTGATCTCAGTCATCTTGGTTATATTGGTACACAAGGTAAGAGGGGTAATTTTTTTGTGAAGTTGGTTGAGATTATCCAGAAGCCCGATTATAGACTTCACAAAGTGGTAGACAAAAAAGGTAATCGTGGAACATTCTACAATTACAAATTCAAAGATGATACAAATACAGATAGATTATATGTAGATGATTGTTTCTTAATGACTGCTACTCCTGCCCGCCAAGAAATTAATAAATTTGATGGTGGAAAGAGTACTTATTTTAATCGTATAACAATTCTAGAGAATAAAGGAAGTGTTGCTGCATGAATATATTTTATTTGGATGATGATCCTAAATTATGTGCACAAGCACATTGTGATCGTCATGTGGTAAAAATGATATTAGAATATGCTCAAATAATGAGTACTGCTCACCGTGTATTAGATGAACCAAGTGAACTTATTGAGAGTATGTATCGTACTACTCATAAGAATCATCCTAGTGCTATATGGGTAAGGGAATCAAATAGCAATTATAAATGGTTATATGATATGTGGCATTATCTCAATAAAGAATATTGGTGGAGATATGATCGTATGCATAAATCATGGGATACTTTATATAATAAGTTGAGTCATGTTCCATTGAATATTCCAGAGGGTAGTTTTACACAACCACCTCAATGTATGCCAGAATATCTAAAAAGAAAAAATGCAATTGAGGCATATAGGGATTACTATATACAAAAGAAATCAACCTTTGCCAAATGGGGTGGAAATATAGATAATAATCGTTTACCTCCTGAATGGTATGTTAAAGGATTGGAGTTGAAAAATGCCAACGTATGATTATGCTTGTGACAAATGTGATAATACATTTGAAGAGCAATTACCTATATCAGAAAGAAAAGTTCCAGAAGGTAGATGTATGGAATGTAACGATGGAAATGTCCGTCAATTAATTGGAGTTCCACTTTTTGCATATGACAATGTGAGAACTAAATTTTCTAAGAAAGTTCCTAGTTGGCATACTGATCAAATGAAAGATGCGAAGAGAAATATACCTGGGAATACATTATGAAACAGTTTGTACATCTGGCCGAAAGACCAGAGATGTCGTTTGGAATTAGAACGGAGTATATCAATGGTAAGAGACATTACATCACACCAGAGGGCAACAACTATCCATCAATTACTACCGTACTTGGTGAGCTCTCCAAAGTTAATATACAGAAGTGGAGAGAACGGGTTGGAGAAGCCGAAGCGAACAAAATTAGTGGAAAAGCTTCCAGAAGAGGAACCAAGTTACATCTTATCTGTGAAGGGTATATCCAAAATGACTCCACATTCCTTGATGGTCAAACACCAGACCAAATCGAATTATTCAAAGGTATACAACCACACCTTGACAAAATAAATAATGTTCATGGTGTAGAATTAGCATTGTATTCAGATCATTTTGGTCTTGCAGGACGAACAGACTTGATTGCAGATTATGATGGTAAATTATCTGTAATAGATTATAAGACCAGTAGTAAACCGAAAAAGAAAGAATGGTGTGAAGGATACTTTGCCCAAGGATCTTTCTATGCTGTAGCATATGAAGAATTAACAGGGATCCCCGTATCACAAGTTGTAATTATTATGGCTATAGAACAGGATGCACCACAAGTATTCGTAGAAAAACGAGATGATTGGATTGAAAAAATATGGGAAGCGAAAAAACTATATGAACTAAATAATTAAGATACTGTTGACACATTTGGATAGCAGTTAAGACGGCGGTTCGATTCCGCCCATCTCCACCAAGGAGGCACATGGAAAAGATAGCAATATGGATTATGGGTTTGTTGATAACCATTTGTTGTATAATTTATGGTGTGGTTTACTTTGGTTTAATGTGATTCGTTGATGGGGATGTTCAGGTATTCGATTGATTGTAAAGTCGAATGAAGAGGTATCCAAGTGAGGTACGCTTGTAAATAAGTCCAAATAAACATAATCGCAGATAATAACGATTATACACCTGCATACTCTTACGCCCTCGCGGCGTAATTGCATAGCCGAGTTCGGTCATTGACTTGGGGAGTGACTTGGGAACAGAACAACTCCCCGCTAACAAAAAATTTAAGGGATCAATCAAATGGCATCAGAGTTTAGGGCAGGATACAGAAATGAAGTTGCAAGATATGAATTAAAACCATACGAAAGAACGCAATACGAAGAATATCTGAAGACACATGATTTAATCGATTTAAAAGGACGCGTTGATAGGGGAGAACCCAACCCGATTGATCCCACTTACGGAGGTAAAGGTTATACATATTTTTTACCAGAAACTATTGATTTAGGAAGAGTAAAAGTTTCTTTGATCAATGATAATTGGAAGTTTGATTGGGAGGATAATCGTGGCTGAATATAAGAATGACGAACCATGTGAATTTATTTACAATATTACCGCAGTTGAAAAGGTTGTTGATGGGGATACTATTGATGCAGTTTTTGATTTAGGTTTTGATGTACGAATATGTAATAGAATTCGTTTACTTGGTATCGATACACCAGAATCAAGAACTAGACATAAGAACGAAAAGATATATGGAAAGTTATCCAAAAAAGCATTAACATCATGGATACATTGGGCAATCATGGATGATAGAGATGACATTGAAATCCAATGTAGATGTCCAGAGTCCGATAGCCGAGGAAAGTTTGGTAGAGTACTAGGAGAAATTTGGGTAAATTGTACTGAAGATGGACATGAGTTCGGTGGATGGACAAATGTAAACAAATGGATGTGTGAACATGGTTATGCAGTTGGTTATTGGGGTCAAAATAAAGACGATGTTAAGGATGAACATTGGAAAAACAGAGAACTTCTTGCAGAGCAAGGTGTACAAGAATTACTTCAATGGGATGATAACTAATGGCAGTACAAATACCTAAAGATTTAAAAGAATCAAGAAAAAAGAGATCAACTGATAATAAGATCAATACTGAATCTGAATTTATTGATAGTTCAGAAGAAAAATTATGGGAGCAAAATCCAATGGAAGCTTTACGTTATGAGAAAGTTGAAACAAGAAAGAAATTGAACTGGTGGGCAAGGTTTTCATTGTCCATGATAATAGTTCTAACTTTTTTATTTCTTATCTGGTTATTATTTTATGGTGAATTACCACAAGCGAGCCGGGATCTCGTAAATATCATGGTGGGGGCCTACGTAGCGGTCCTAGCGAAGGCCACGGACTACTGGTTCAAAGATAAAGAAGATCCAGAACATAAGGAATCTGAAAATATCCAAAATGGTAATAATGATGAATCTTTAATCTAAATAGATTATGGCATTGAAACTTAAAACTTCTATGAAGTTCATGGAAGATATAGAACACTTAGTTCAAAGAACTAAGATGTCTTACATTGATGCAGTTTTGCATTATTGTGAGGAAAATCATTTGGAGCCTGAAACCGCCGGTCAATTGGTTGGCGGAAAACTAAAGCAACAAATACAAGAGGAAGCAGAGGATCTTCATTTAGTTAAGAGGTCAGCTAAACTTCCGATATAATCCACTTGACAAATACGAAAAGTGTGTTATAATACTATTATATACAACGTAATACAAATTCATACAACGCTATAAGAAAGGAAAATATGTCGTTTGCAGATATGAAGAAAAAACGTGGAGAAAAACTCCAATCCCTCCTGAATGAAACTCAGAAGATAAATCAACCAACCCGTGGTCAAGGCGATGATGATCGTTTCTGGCGTCCTGAATTGGACAAGTCTGGAAATGGTTCCGCAGTGATGAGATTCTTACCATCTCCTGAAGGTGAGGATTTGCCGTGGGCTCGCGTCTGGAATCATGGATTTCAAGGACCGGGTGGATGGTATATCGAAAACTCCCTTACAACTCTTGGTCAAAAAGATCCAGTAAGTGAGTAT